GTCAAGTTCGTCTGATAACCGAAAGGTAGGCCATTATGGCCGCTTACTCGGTCACACAAAAATACTTAACCGACAATTACGCGGTTTTAGTATTACAAACAAACGCCGACCCGCTCGAGGTTGGGCAGTCTGTAGTTATTAGCGGCGTTGACGCGACGTTTAACGGCACGTATTTAGTAGCGGATTTGCCGCAATACTATTTTACGGGCGTAGACGAGCAAGGCTTTTTTACTTACGATTACCAGCTGCCAATACAAAACCAAGTGCTTTACGCGCGCACGGCCGACAACGTGCAAATTGTGGCCGCTACTGGCACCCTGACCACTACGCCCACGTGTACGTGGGTAACACTTGACAGCCAAGTAGAGGATTGGTTAGGCATAGGCACCGCTACAGCGGCCGACGCCACGTTTTTAACGCAATGCCGCACAAGTGCAAACGCTGTTTGTTACAAGCGTCGCCAGCAAGCCGGGTACGTTGACAGCTTGACAACCTCACCGAGCGCCGCGGTAACCCTTGGCACGGTGGCTTATGCAGGCTTTTTGTATAGGCAACGTGGTAGCGCTGGCATGGATTACGCGTCGTTTGATGGTATGACTACAGGCGGCTCGACAGGCTTTAGCCCAATGGTTAAGCAGCTGTTGGGTATTGACCGCCCCGCGGTGGCCTAATGCCCGTACCCGCATACACCGACCTTTTTAACGTCGCGTTAGACGACCTCACAACGACGCTTAACGAGATAACGGGCCTTACTGTAACCAATGACCCGCGCTCGATTAACCCGCCGTGCGCGTTTATAGACGCCCCAAGCTTTGTGGCGTTTAACTTTAACATTGTTGAAATTACCTTTCCTGTACGGCTTATTACCCTTGGCCCGGGCAACCTTGACGCGCAACGCTCGCTAATGAATATGGCGGCTTTACTGTTGGCTAAAAACGTGGCGGTTACTGGCGGCCGCCCAACAGTAGCGGTGTACGGTGGGGCCGAGTACGCCGCCTATGATTTAACTATTGACTTGAAAGCGAGTACTACAGCATGAGCAAATACACCGTTGTTAGCCCTCGAGTGGGTACACCGGGCGCCGAATTTGACGCCGACCTAGCCGTAATGCGCGGGGCTAATCTTGAAGCGTTGCTTGCTGGCGGCTTTATTAAAGTATCCGCACCTAAGCCCGCAAAAAATGCTAAAAAAGACATAGACACAAACGAGGAGTAACCCCATGGCCACAACAACTTACCTAAGCAACCCGGACGTAATTATCGCAACGGTTAACTTGCGCGACCAATGCACCGCCGCAACACTTACGCGCACCGTTGAAGCATTGGAAAGCACCGCGTTCGGTGACTTGGCCCGCTACAACTCGGCTGGCCTTGAAAACAACGAGTTAACACTTACGTTGTACATGAGCTACGCCGCAACCGAAACTTACGCAACATTGTCTACGCTTGTCGGTACGCAAGTAACCGTTATTGTTTCGCCAGCTGCACCAGCAACGCCCGGTACGTACTCGGCAACTAACCCGGGCTTTACTTTGACCGGAACCTACCTAGAGTCTTTGCCAGTCATCAACGCCACCATGGGCGAATTGTCAACCATTGACATTACGTTTACTGGCGGCTTGTACTCGGTAGACGTTTCCTAATAAAGGCCTCAACACGGCCCGACACGAAAGAGGCTAGTTATGCAGCTAACCCTAAAAGTTGAGCTACCCGACAACACTTACACGGTTACAACCAACCTTTACGTTGTTGTTGCTTGGGAGCGCAAATTCAAGCGCAAGGCGTCCGACATGGCCAATGGCATTGGCATAGAGGATTTAGCCTATTTGGCGTTTGAGGCGTCTAAGTTAAACAAAATTGTTGTACCAGCAGAGTTTGACAACTTCATTAAACAGCTTGTCAACATTGAGGTTGTCGAGCAAGAGCAACCAAGTTTTACCGAAGCGGCACCTACAGACGCCAGCTAGCCGAGGTGCTAGTAGCTGTCGGTTGGTGGCCGCCTAATATCCCGTTTGAGCTACAAGACTTGCAGACGGTGGCTAAAGTGTTGACAGAGGCACACAAAAAAAGGTAGCGACGCTATGGGCATAACCGGACAAATTGACGTATACGGGGTGCAAAACGCGTTAAAAGAGTTAAACGACATAGACCGCAAAATTAGGCGGCAAGTAACTAAAGACATTAAAACCGTTGGAAACCAAATTGTGCAAGAGGCCCGAAGCATGGTTTCTACACAATCGCGTAGCAACGGTGCACCTCTATCCGGTATGCGTCGAGGCTCGCTAATCCGTGGCCGAGAGGCGGGTTGGAACATATCCGAGGTGCAAGGCGGCTTTAACGTGCGCGTAGGTGTACGAGCAACTAAAGAGCGATACGTAGATTTTGACCAAGGCGGCTACACCCGGCAAGTTGTGTACGGTGCCAAGCCATACCGTTTAATGGTGGTACAACAAAAGAGTTTTGCTGGCGCTATCTATGACCACGCGGGCGCTGGAATTAGCGGTATCCGTAACACGGCGTTTATAGCCAGCTTAAAAAAAGAGGTAGGAGACGCGCCGCGAGTTATTGACAAGGCCGTAGAAAGCAACCGCCCGGCAGTAACCGCCGAGCTACTCAGCATTGTGGGTAAAGTTATGACACAGACAAACCGTAATTTGGTGGTATCCCGTGGCAATTAACATACCGATTTTAACAAGCTTTAGTGGTAAGGGTGTTGCCGACGCTCAGCGCGAATTTAAAAGCCTTACGACAACAACCCAAAAAGCAGGCTTTATTTTGCAGCGCGCATTGCTGCCAGCTGCCGCCGCTATCGGCACCATAACGCAAGTTATCGCCCCGGCTATTAAAGCGGCCTCAGATTTTGAGGAAGCAACCAGCAAGGTAAACGTAATTTTTGGGCGGGCGTCCAAGAGCGTTAAAGACTTTGCCAATACTGCCGCTCGAGAGCTTGGCCAATCTAAACAATCTGTGCTCGACGCTGCCGGTGCTTTTGGCACGTTCGGTAAAGCTGCCGGGTTGGCTGGCGAGGATTTAAGCCTATTTACCACAGACTTTGTAACCCTTGCTACTGACCTAGCGTCGTTTAACAACACTACGCCGGAGGAAGCCGTACAGGCCATTGGCGCAGCCCTAAGAGGCGAAAGCGAGCCTTTACGCCGTTTTGGTGTATTGCTTAACGACGCGACGCTACGCGCCGAGGCAATGACCCTTGGCATTTACGACGGCAGCGGTGCGTTAACAGCACAACAAAAGATTTTGGCGGCCCAATCCGCTATTTATAAACAGACAGGCGACGCGCAAGGTGATTTTGCTAGGACAGCCGACAACCTTGCAAACAAGCAACGCACCCTAAGCGCATTGTTTAAAAACTTCCAGATACAACTAGGCCAACAATTATTGCCAGCGGCAACCGATTTTGCTAACGGCCTAGTAAAAATTAACGACGCGTTTGCGGGTATGCCTACCCCGGCAACTAACGCCACGGTAAAGGTTGGAAAATTTGGCAAGTTAATTGGCGAGCTTATTAACCCTATTTCGTTGTTTGTTAACGGATTGCAGGCTATTGGCTCGGGCTATTTTGACGCCGAGCAAGAAACCGGCGCATACAACAAGGCGCTTGGTTTGTCGGCCCAACAGCAAATGCGCGTAGCGGACGCTGCCGGTGTATTTAATTCTAAATTTAAAGAGACAAAAGACAACGTTGGCGGCGCTAAAAAAGAGGTGGAGAGTTTTGCCGAGGCGCTTAAAGAAAAACTTACCGAGGCAGTAGACACCGCTAAAGACAAGCTTGCCGAGGCCCAAGGCGAATTCGACGGGTTTGCTACCAAGGTAAGCGACGCCGTTAAGGGTGCCCTTGACTTTAACGCGGCGCTCGAGTCAGGCAACTACGGCTTTAAAGGCTTTTTAGACGCGCTACGTGACCAAGTTAAAGGTGTCGTCGAGTATTCCGTAAACCTTGGCAAAGCTTTAGAGATGGGTTTAAGCCAAGACGCATTGGGCTACGTCATTGACGCGGGCAACGTCGCTGGCGCCGAAATAGCCAACGAGCTTGTAAAGGGCGGCCAAGCCGCTATAGACGAAACCAACGCGCTAGTTGACGCCGCCAAAAGGGCAGCCGACAAGGTAGGCATTGAAGCCGCCAACCGTTGGTATAAGTCGGGAGTAGACCAAGCCAAATTTATTGTTGACGGTTTACAAGCAGAGCTAAACAAATTAACGCCAAAACTTATGGCGCAAATGGACGCAATTGCGGCAAAACTTAAACGCAATGTTGACATTGACGTAATCATTACCGAGCGTGTAAACAAGGTTGTTACAACTATCACGGGCGCTGCACCCGGTTTGCCAACAACTACGTTGCCTAAAATTGTTACGCCTATTGTGCCGTTGCCAGCACCACGGCCGATAGACCGCCCGGGTGGCCCTATGGGCGCGCTTGGTTCGGCGGGCGTCACCGTTAACGTAACGGGCGGACTATCTACTAGCGCCGAAATAGGGCAAAGCGTAGTTAACGCATTGCGGGCGTATTCGCGTACCGCTGGCCCGCTGCAATTAAACGTGGCGCAATAACATGGCTGTAGCTGTAGTCCAATCGGGCAACTATGACTTACAAATAGATACAGGCTTTCAAGTAAATGCGTTTACGCTTGACGACAGTATCCGTGGAGTGCTTAACAATACCGAATACGTGTTAGACGGTGTTGGCGAATTTGCCAGCGTTTTAGACGGCGCGTTAAACGTCAACGTACGCCGAGGCCGACGCGACCAAGGCGACACGTTCGGCGCTGGCACCATGACTTTTACGCTCGACGACACATTGGCGTCCGGGGTATTCAATCCGTTCAATCAAGACAGCCCATTTTTTGACACCGCTAACGCCCAACCCGGACTAGCCCCAATGCGCGAGGTACGCCTATTGCGTTACGACACCCTCGGCAACCCCGAATACATTTTTAACGGGTACATAATCAACTACGACTACAACTTTGCGCTTGGCGGAAACGACACCGTAGAGGTTTATTGCGCCGACCAATTCTATTTGCTAAGCCAAACCGTTTTAGACGAGCTCAACGTAACGGCCGAAACGTCGGGCGAGCGCATAGAAACCGTCCTAGATTTACCTGAGGTTGACTTTCCAATAGCGGCCCGCAACATTGCTACAGGCACCGTAAACCTCGGCCACGCCGCCGCCTACACCGTGCCAGCCGGTACCAACGTGCTTAACTATCTAACCCAAATAAACGACACCGCCGAATTTGGACGGCTGTTTATGTCTCGAGCAGGCGTCCTAACCTTTCAAGAAAGAATAGGCAATACCCTTGCGGGCAGCGTTGCCGACTTCCACGACGACGGCGCACCCGGCACTCTCAAATTTACGGGCGTAGGCATATCGTTTGAAGCCGACCAAGTAATAAACCGCGCCGTAGTTACCGGGCTAGACGACAAAACCGCTACCGCTATAGACGCTGGCAGCATCGCCACGTACTTTATACAAACCACCAACATTGGCAACAGCCTTTTACATGAGCAAACAGCCATAGACGACGCCGCCGACTACCTACTAAACGGCCAACCCGAGGCCCGTTACACGTCCGTCGAAACGTCGTTTACCTTGCTAACGGCCAGCCAACGAGACACGGTAGCCACCCTCGAAATTGGCGACACCATCACCATAGAAAAGTCTTTCCAAACAGGGCTTACAACAACACAGCTAGCCCAAGAGCTAGCCATTGAGGGCATAGAGCACCGCCTGAATTTTGCGACCGGGCACAGCGTCTTAATTAGTACGAGCCCTACAACAATTGTGTACGAATTTATTTTGGACGACGCAATTTACGGAATTTTAGGAATAACCGACCCGCAACCGATTTTAGGATAAAGTAACAAATATGGCTACCCCAACTACCTTGCCGGCCGCGTTTGTTAGTGGCAACGTGCTCGAGGCTTTACAGCTCAATAATTTGCGTGGCGCGTTTCGTATTTTGCAAGTTGTCTCGGCTACTCGTTCAACATTGTTTCAAAGCTCATCGGCAACCTACACCGACATTACAACAATGACCGCGTCAATTACCCCGTCATCCACAACAAGCAAAATTTTAGTTTGGTTTGTTACCTCGGGTGTTGGTGCTAACGGTACCGCCGACGTGTTGTTTCGCATTATGCGCGACGCTACTGCTGTCGCCGACCCTGTAATGGTGTCGGGCGTTATTCCGGGTGGCAACGAAACAAGGCCCGCAACAATTTTTTATCTTGATAGCCCCGCGTCGGTTTCGGCTATTACTTACAAAATGCAAGGCAGGACAACAAACAGCGCGTTTAGTGTCGGTGGCAGATATGACGGAACTTATACGGGTGTTTCTAGTTTTATGGTTATGGAGATAAGCGCATGACAAACTACGCGTTAGTTTTATCTGCTAATTACCCTGCCGCCGAGTGGACTATTGACGGCAACGATTACAGCACCCTTGTTTGGTTAAGTGCGGGTAGCGCACCAACACAAGCCGAATTAGACGCCGCATGGCCACAAGTTGACTACAACAACCAAGTAACAGCCGTAGAAACGACACGCCGCACACAATACGAGGCACAATCCGACGGCCTATTTTTTGAATGGCAACGTGGCACGAACACTAAAGAGGCTTGGGAGTCTGCCGTACAAGCCGTTAAAGATGCAAACCCTTACCCGCCACCGTTGGGCTAAATATGCGGCTTTGCTGTTTATGGTTGCAGTAATAGCGGCGGTGCTTAATGGCTGCACAATTTCTAAAACGAATGTCGAATATAAATGCTTTACGAAAGCGAGTTGCGACAATGAATAAAACGCCTGAACAAATGAACGCGTCGCTCATAGTTTTTGTTGGCCGTTTGTTAGCAGTATGTTTTACTTTTACCGTAATGGCATTTATTTACGGAGTGCTTTTTGTCGACCAGCCTTTAGAGCAAGCGCCTACTGACGCACAGCTCATTGACTTACTTAGCACGTTGCTTGTGTTTCTTACTGGCACATTGTCGGGCCTTGTTGCGTCCAACGGCCTTAAAAGCAAACCCGAGCCGCCTAAATAATGGTTGTTGCTAAAGCCAAGCCGGGTATTGCTGGCGCTCGAGATTACATAGGCAACGCCGACGGGGCAGCACCCGCGCCACGTGCCGGTATGGACGCGTGGATTACTTGCGCTATCAAGTACAGCAACCAAAGTTTATGGAATAACGGCAGCTGGGGACAACGCGACATGAAAGGCAAGCCGGGCAGTTTGTCGGTACATGCCACGGGCCGCGCCGTTGACTTGAGCTGGCGCTACATGGCAGACAAAAATAAGGGTGTACCAACAGGCCGTAAAACGTCTGTAGCGTTTATTAACAAGGTTGTTGCCAACGCCAACACGCTAGGCGTCCAAGCAATTTTAGATTATTTTCCAAAACCTTTTGGCCGTGGCTGGCGTTGTGACCGTCAAGCATGGAGTAGTTACAGCAAGCCCGACATAAGCGGCGCCCCGGGTGGCGATTGGTGGCACGTCGAAATAACGCCCGCCATGGCAGACAACCCGCAAGCCGTCGAAGCCGCGTTTTTATTGGTGTTTGGGGATAATCCACCAACCGCGTAGCACCCTGCACTACCGTTGGACTACCGACGGAAAGCTAGAGGTACCTAATGACAGACGAGCTACAAACCTTTTTGTACGAGTGCTACATAACAACACTCGACAACGGCCAACAGGCCATGTTTCAACTATTCCGAGACGCCGAAACCACACGCGTATTACACGCGCAACTAGCTTTTAAAACTTTGGCTAGCGGCTCGTGGGGCGTCCCCTACCAATGCGAGGTAA